TGGAACACTGTCACCCCCCAAAGGGTCACAATGTCCCCCTTCGAGTTCGTGCTGCTCCTGTACCAGGTATTTCTCGCGTTGAGCGCTGCTCCGCACTCTATCCCTATCGCCCTCGTGCTCATCCTCTACGCCTACCTCACCTACCTTGTCATCCGCATTCGAACTCCCTCCCCTCCCCCTAACCATGTTGATCCTCCGACTAGCGAGTTCACAGCTACATATGCTGGAACCTGTGGCTATGCTCTCGGAGTTCAGTTGGGCCTCATCCTCCCTCGTGAACTAGACTCCTGGTTCTCCCCCGCTTCTTTTTCTTTCGGCGAAGAAGACTTCTCTGCTCCTGAGCAGCCGTCTCTCTTCAATCTCTTCGGTCTCCTCTCCGAGCGCCCCCCTCGCAATGGTTGGATGAACAAGGCAGACCTCATCAGGGTCTTTGGTAAACGACAAGTTGTTCGTGTCTACTACCATCCCCGCCTTCTCGTCGCTCATATCATCGCCCCTGACGCGCCCTGGCCCCACCGCATCCGTAAGGTTCGCATCGGTCGTCTTCCTCCATCCTTCTTGTATGGTCATAACGAGAATTTCTTCCTCGAGTCTGCCCACTACAACACGGTGTTGAACGCGAACGTTCCTGCTTACCTGCGCTCTGCTCGTGCTGGCCAGCGTGACTCGCCCTATCGCAGCTCGCGCCGTAATGGCGACCGTCAATTTGAAGAAAGCGGTCTTCTGTTGCCCTCCCCCTTCGCTGACCCCCACCCCCACGCTGTGCACTACGCTGCCGAGAGGTGGAACCTTCGTGTGGCCTTGAAGATTATCCCCGACGCTTATACTGTCCTCTTTTGCAACAAGGACAAGATCGATGATCTCTGCGCGAAGTTCTCCATCCCCTCCCCTACGGCCTACATCGCCCAGATCTTGGAGGCAAAAGATTACGTTCGGTTCCGCGGCCTGCAGGCAACCATGGGAATCCCCCGCATCACCACCCCTTCGGCCATCATTCACGAGGCGCTCATGTACATGACCCCTCGCTCCCTTGGTGACATGCTGGATGCCTCCCCCGACCTCCGCCGCCTTATTTGCACGGTAGTTTGCTGCCCCGGTTCTCTCGCTGATGCTCCTTCGCCTTGGCCTCTTTATTACACCAACGTCAAGGTAGGTAATGCATACGTCTACACCCCGGAGTTCGACGCCGGCGGTGCTTACGTCCAGCCGGTCGAGTCCCGTGAATGGCTTCGAGCCCGCTCTCTGGTCACCCCAGCAGGCGTTCGTTGGTATATCGGTGTGCTGCGGCAACAGCGGTCACATTTCATACTTATTTTCTCTCGTTTCCCTGTTCCTGAGTGCGACGTCCGTACGTTCGACGTCGACGATCAGTTCGAGATTCCCGGCGCGGCTTCCCCATTCCTGCTCCCGTACCAACGCTTCACTCGAGTCAGCCTTTATACCAAGTTGCTCGAGTACAGCCATCGTACTAAGTCCGATTCGGTCAAGGACTTGCACAGCAAGGTCGCCACCCAGGCTGCCATGTTTGAGGGGTCATACACTTCTTCCGCCATCCGCGCCGCCGTTCTCGCCGTCATGTACGTGCGCGGCTCTGTTCTTGAGCCCGCCTCGTTCAAACTTGGTCCGGTCCAGTGGTTCTTCGCCACTATTTTACCTTTCACCACTCCCGCCCTCTTCATTAATGGTTGGAGCTCTCGTCTCACCCTGGACACCATCCCTCAGCACTCGACTAGTGTCATCTCCACTGTCGAGTTGGTTGCACGGGTGTACCAAGCTCCTTGGCCTCTCCCCATTCGCTACAACCCTCGCCACCTCCCCTTCTCTTTCGACATGACCCATTCGAAACTGCAAGTCTTGGCCTGCTTCACCGGTTCGGTCGTCACAGCTGCCATCATCAAGCTGTGGCTGTCCGAGCCGGTCATGTGGGCTTGGCACCACGTCGGCTTGCTCCGGGTCTTTGTCGTCGATCTTCTTTGGGCTCTTGAATTCACCCCCGAGCGCCTGTTCCTGGCTGCCTTTTGTTCTCTCGTGGCAGCTCATTACCGCTTTTTACCGTTCTCTCTCGTTGATACGGCGAGTGAGGCTTTCCTCTCTCTATTCCCCTGGGTTCACTCCTTGGAGCGCTTTTTTTTTATCGCTCTTTCCGCACTTTTTTGTACTCCCTCGTCTCCTTTTCTTAATGACGGGGGTTCTTATTTGTACCAATTTTTCGTGTTGGTCCACGGCATCTATGTCGTTTTTCCCCGTTTGGTTCCTCATCCGCTGTTGGTGCAGTACGTGTTCCAGCACTGGTACTCCCTTCTCTTCAGAGCTGCGGAGGTTAGCGAACCCCCCTTTTTCGGTATCTTTCTCGTCGCCGAGCCCGTCCACCACAACCCTGTGTACAACTTTTTCCTTCAGTTGTATCACTTTCCCGGTTACTGGTTTACCATTATTCTCTCTTTGGCTCTCATTCTTCTTATTCATCGCGTCCTGACCCGCGCCATTTCCCTGGTGCTACCCTACGTCCCCCTTCCCGCTATCGATCTCGGTACCTGGAACGTGACCGTGGTGTACCCGGAGCCGGCAGCTCTGATCGCCTTCACCCGTTACGGCCTCGGTGCCTTGTTCGTCTATTCTTACGCCGCCCTCGTTATTTTCTTTATCACTTTGGGCGGCGTCTTTTCCTCGGTTCCTCCAGCTACCTGGGACTGGCCCTACACGGTCCCTCGTAATTCGTTGTGGTCGCAGGCTGTCTCCTATGGCGCCATTGATATCAATCATATTCCTCCCCGGCGCTTTGGAGTTCGACGTACGTTTTTGTTTATCACCTTTCCTGCCCAGCTCTTGCTGGAGCTCGTCTTCCGTCCTCTCGGCGCTTTCTTCTCTTTGGCCCGGTTCGCCCCCTTACCCCGTTTCAATCCGGTTCCTCCCTCCCTCACCACGCAGCGGGTTGCTCTGTTCAGAATTATGCCCACCCGCGCCCGCGCTGCTATTTTACCTCTTTTCCGCCCTTCCCGGCCAGTGTACTGCTCCCCGGTCCCTTACCCGGCCCCTGCCCCTATTGCGCCACCCGTCCCGGCACAAGCGCCCAACATTGTGATCGGTGGAGCTGCACCTCAACCGCTTCCCCCCACCCCTCTCATCCCCGCCATCCCCACCGTTACCGCTCCCCCCCCGACCGCTGCCCCTTTGGTCATCGGCGGTAACGCTCCGGCAGTCCTCGCGCCTGTTGATCCCTATGCCCCATGGTTTATCCGACCCAGTCTGGTGCCTGACTTCCGGGATCTAGAGGCCCTCATCCAGGCAATGCCCACGCCCGGTCTTCCCATTGCTGCCACGTATTTGGCCAATGTTTCTGACTGTATGTGGGTGGCGCTCGCCACAGTCATTCACGCACCTCCCAGCGTGTTATGGGCTTGCTGGTGTGCTTCGCTGGATCCTGCCGACAGGCCCCCTTATGCGGATGGCTCCGTCGACCCGGCAGATATCCCTCGCATCGCTTCGTTTTTCTCCGTCGGTTTGGATGTCGACGGTTGCGATCCTAATGCGCCCGGCATGGTGGCCCTTGCTCCCGTGTATAGCTCCGCTCCCCCCCCTGGTCGCCCCATCCTGAAGGCCCATATCGGCACTGCCAACGGTAACAACCATATTGAACCCGGTCCCATGTTCCAGGGCTCTGTCATCAATGCGCCTTTGATGGGTGGTCGTGTTCAGCTCACCAGTGTCACACTCGGTCTCCATGTGGTTGCTCCGCTACTTGCTACTTGCACACAGGCTTACCAAGATGTGTGGAACCGCATGTCTGGCAACTACGCCAACCCCGCCGCCATGAATCTTTCCGGTTCTCGCCAGGCTTCCATTGTGGCCATGGCTGCTATGGTCCGCAACTACGCCCGCCTCACCAATCGTCCGTACGTCCCTCTGCCCATTGTCGGCCTCACCCCTACGGTCGTCAATTATCAGATGACTAATGTCGATCGGGATAGAGCGCGACTCCTCTCGGCTGATCTCAAACTCTACCCTAAGTACCTCGATTCTAACGATGTCAATGGTAAAGAGGCCGCTAGACGACTCGACTCAATGGCTGAACACGGCTCTTTGCGAACTATCGCTTTGCGCTTTTATGCCGGCGTCCCGGGGTGTGGAAAGACCTACGCCATCCGAACCGAGTTGCAGCGATGGTTCGCAGCCGGTGTCCCGGAAGCTGATGTGCGCGTCCACTCGCCCACCCCTATGCTGCGGGCCGAGAATTACTCCAACCTCCGCGGACAGTTCGCTTCTCCCGCCGGGTATATGTTCCCAACCGGTAATGTCCTTCTCGCGCAGGGCGCTCGTCGCAAGCTCGTTTGCGATGAATTTTTCCTTAATGCAGCCGGCACCCTTCCACTCTTGCTCCTCGCCTACGATGAGATTGATGAGATAGTCATCACCGGCGATCCTGCGCAGCAGCTAGGTGTCTTCCCCGAGGCCGAGTCCCAATCCCGCGAGCTACAGAGCGAAGGTCAGTTCTACGCTCACCTGATCACGGAGTACTGCACCGTTACTCAGCGCCTTTCGATAGAAATCGCTGAGCTTTTGGGTCTCCACCGCGGCACCAACGCACCTCGTCACGGGCATTTGTTCTTGGTATCCGAGCTTCCAGCCGGTCTCCCCGTCCTCGCTGCCTCACCCAGATTCGTTGAGGTGCTTGCCAACTCAGGCGCCCAATGCGTCTCTTTCCGCAACTGTCAGGGAAAAACTGCCAGGAACATAGGCATCGATCTCGGAGGGCTCACCTCTTCCCAGACTGACAATACCATGTACACTGCTCTCACGCGCGCCACTGGTGACATTTATCTGCGTATTCCCAAGGACCTCGGACAATCTAGCGGTGATTACCCACGGACTTTCGGCAATTCGCTCATTATGAGCGCCATTCTTGCCGTTTTCTCTCGCTCGGGTCGCGCAGTCTTGGGCCCGGCTGATGATCCAGACCGTCTTATCGCGCGAGCCGTTCACGCCCATCTGTTCGACGCCCTTCCTTCTTGCCGCGCCGCACTTGGTCTCGCCGCTCCGCCTCTCATGCGTGTCGGAGGTTGGGTTGATGTGCACAGGCCTGATTTCACCACGGCGAACCACCCTTCTCTCACCGGCGTTTGGTCCTCATTCTCTACTCCCGCCCTGGTCAAGAACCGCAGACGCAATGGTCCCTCAGGCTTCCGCCGCACGATTCCGAACCACGACCACCGTCCTCGTGCGGAACGCATACGCGACCTCGTTTCCCACCTTGCCCCCGCTCCCATGGATCTCGATGTCTACAGTGACTCGCACCCGGACTACCATCCGTCCGTTTACGAGATTGGTCGCATACCGGATCCTGTCTCCATCATCATCGAGCCTGGTGACGTCGAACGCAATGTCCCCGATCATCTCGGCAACTTGACGTCATGCTTTAACGGTGAAGGTCAGACGCATGCCCCGGTCAACAGCGCTAGAGACATCCCACTTGCCAACATCAGCTACCGGGAGCGCATTCCCGTCGTCAAGCACCGGCAGGCTGAGACCGCCGACGTACATGAGCGCTCTCGTGCCCTTCTCCGCGCCAGCCGCAAATTCATGCGCATGCGACGCGGTTTTGATGAGGCTTTGTGGGATTCCGCCTCACGCGAGTTCCTTAAGTCGTGGTGTTCAGGCAAGACTATGCGGCAGATCGAGACCGCCCTAGGCAAACGTGACCATGATTGGAACCCGCGTCACATCCCCTACTTCATCAAAGCTTCTACTGTGAAGAAGCTTGGTAAGCGCTTGAAGCCCGCCGGTAAGGTGCAAGTAGTTTCGCCCTACCCTCTTGACTGGGTGTTCTACATCGGTCCCGCCATTCTCTATGTCGAGAAATGTATCGCGCGTGACCTGCTTCCAACTACGTATTGGAATCAGGGTCACTCGGAACAACAGCGCGACGAGTTCCTCGAGAAGTACTGGAAACACGGCCAGGCCATCGCCTGTGACTACACTGCTTGGGACAAGAATGTCGATTTAGCCATGTTGCTCGCCTTTGTTTCGATGTGTCGGACTTACGGTGTGCCTGAGGACATCATCACTGATTTCATCTCCGTCCGCACTAACATGAGCTCCTTCCTCGGCGACGTCGACATTTGCCTTCCCTCCGGTTGTAGATCCACGCTCACCATGAACACATGGTGCAACAACGCTTATTCATGCCTCCGCTTGGCCGTCCCCGCCGGCACTCCCATGATGATGCAGGGCGACGATTCCTTGATCAGTGGATACGCATCTAAGGAAGATTCTGCTACCTGGCACCGCGATCTCAAGCGACTGGTTGCCCCCGAAGCTCGCCGTTACCGGTGGAAGTTTATTGCGAAGCAGGAAACTGGGGACCATCTCGATTTCTGCGGTGATCTCATCGCTGCCGATGGAGTCGGTGTTGACCCCGAGGTCCTTCTTTACCGTGGGTACCTTGCGTTAGCTGATGGTGAGAACAGGGCGGACTTTTACGACTCCTTTGATTACAACCTCCGTCGTTCTGCCCGCCGAGACGATGACCGCACTCTTGCCGCAGCCGAGCTTTCCCTCATCGCTCGCTCTCAATTCGACCTCCCCCCTTCCCGCTTCCCTATCAGCGTCTCTTCCGACGTTGTCTCCCATCTTCACCCCATGGCCCAGGCTACTATTGCTAAACAGGATACAGCCGCGGACAGAGCCCTTCGCTCTGCTCCAGTGAACAATCGGCGTCTTTGACGCGTCGAGATATATCACGACGTGTTGCCGCGGCGGCGACGAATGTTTTAACTCATTTGGTTCTTGATCATCCTCTTTATTTCCATTTCCTGCTCTCATATTGTTAGCGCTGGCTCTCTTATATGCTTAAACCGGTGTACTTAACCGACCGGAACATGCGCCCATCGGTTTCTTCGCCCACCTCTCGCTTCACTGCGCGATCTTGGCGTCGAGTGATCTGGAATACCCGGCAGTAATGTCGTTAGGCGAGGCCCCGGTTGCCCTTGGTTGGGTGACAACCTCTCCAGTATGCGCACTTCGATCCAGTACGAAGATGGCCCCACCAGGCTAGTGCGCTGTCCACGTCGATCATCCTTATTAGATGAGCAGACAGATGGTAGTCCCCGTAAAGACCAGCAGGTTACGTTAATCGTTTGGTGGACTAGGTTCTGAAAGGTCGTCCCGTCTCGCAAACGGTACCCCAAAGCGCCGCCTACCAACCCAGGCGCCGTGCAGAGACTGCACACGTGGCGGTCGGAGTAGCTCTCGAGTTTCCCTCCGGCTGAAAGGAACAGTCCGAAGATCGCTGAGACCCGTGCAACGGATCCCGCCCCTCAGCCCCCTTTACTTTGCCCCCCCTCTTGTTTCCACTTCATACATGTCCCAACCCGTAGC